AACATATTCAAAGGTGTTTCTCTAAGAAGTGACGTTAGAGCTGCAGGTAAATGGAAGACAAACCTAGGTGGCATGTATTATGCTGCAGGTGTTAGGTCACAAATTGCAGGTCGTGGAGCTCACATAGCTATATTAGATGATGTGATGTCTGAAGAAGACTCCTATTCTGAAGCAGGTCGTAGATATGTTAAAGAATGGTACCCTGCAGGTCTTAGAACTCGTATAATGCCTAATGGTTCTATATTAATAATTAATACAAGGTACCACTATGATGATTTGTGTGGTTGGTTATTGAAGCAACAAGATGAACATAGTGTTGCTCCTTGGGAAGTTATAAGAATACCTGCCTGGTTAGACGAGGAGTCAGCTTCGTTACTGCAGTTACCAGTAGGTAGTAGTTATTTTCCAGAATGGAAGCCTAATGAAGTGCTTGCTGTAGATGAAGCAGAGATAAAAGCATCCAATGGAGCTAGATATTGGAATGCACTCTACATGCAAGACCCAACTCCTGATGAAGGAGGAATAATAAAAAAGAAATGGATACAATGGTGGGACCAAGAAGAACCACCTCCTTGTGAATTTATAATACAAACTTATGATACTGCATTTTCTACAAGAACAACAGCAGACTATAGTGTAATACAAACATGGGGTATCTTTTCTTATATGGATACAGATGAACGTGGTTATGAATCCTGGAAAAATAATTTAATATTATTAGGAAATGTAAAAGGTAGATTTGAATATCCAGAACTAAGACGTATTTCACAACAACTGTATGATGAACACAGACCTGATGTTTGTATGATAGAAAAGAAAGCATCTGGTCAATCACTAATTCAAGATATGAGAAGAGCAGGTTTACCTGTTTTAGAATATTTACCTGATAGAGATAAAGTTGCTAGAGTATATGCAGCTTCACCTTTAATAGAAGCAGGTCAAGTATGGATACCAAATAATAAGAAATGGTCAGAAGACTTATTAGAAGAAATGTTACGTTTTCCAAATGCTGCTCATGATGACCAAGTAGATGCTATGGTTATGGCAATACATTATATGAAAGAGTCATGGCATTTAGAGCATCCTGAAGACCCAGAGTGGGATGACCCACCTATGAAAAAAAAGGTTGCATACTGGAGAACTTAATGTTATAATATGCATTAAAGGGGAAAAATGTCAATATTAAAAATAGGGACACAACTCATTAAAAATTTATTTATTAATAAAGCAACTGCTTCTGATTTAAATAATTACAGAAGAAGTTGTAATGCACACTATGATGATGTGTGCATGTAAAGGGGATAATTAATGGCAATAGAAAAAAATCCATTTGATAAGATTGAGGAAACATTATCAAATGTAGTACAACTTCCAGAACAAATTAAAGAAGCAACAGGCTCACCAACTTTTGAAGCAGATGATGATGGGGGAGTTACTGTAGATTTTACTCAGGTTAATATAGAAATGGAACCTGAAAGTGAAATGAAAGAATGGTATGGTAATATAGCTGATACCTTAGATGACGAACAATTAACAAAAATAACAGAAGATGTAATTAGTAATTATACAGCAGACAAAGATTCTAGAGCAGAATGGGAGTCTATGTTTGAAAGAGGATTTGATTTATTAGGATTAAAAATACAAGATACTTCTGAACCTTTTGAAGGTGCATGCACAGCAGTACATCCTATGTTAATTGAATCAGCAGTTAAGTTTCAATCAAAAGCTATACAGGAAATGTTTCCTGCAAATGGTCCAGTTAAAACTCAGATATTAGGAAAGGTAACTCCTGAAAGACAATTACAATCTAATAGAGTAAAAGATTTTATGAATTATCAAGTAACTGAGCAAATGCCAGAATACTTTGATGAGTTTGAAAGAATGTTATTTCACTTACCTTTAATAGGTTCTGCATTTAAAAAAGTTTATTATGATGCTACTTTAAAAAGACCAGTATCAGAATTTGTTCCTATAGACCAATTTTATGTTTCTTACTATGCTTCTAACTTACGTAAAGCAGATAGATATACACATGTTATTTATAGAAGCCCAGTAGATTTAGATAAAGATATGCGTACAGGTATTTATGACGATATAGATTTACCTGAAGCTTCTTATCCTAGTCCTACATCTTTATCAGAAAAGATGGATACTATTTTAGGATTGTCTCCTACAGATAATAGTGACCCACAATATACATTATTAGAACAACATTGTTATTTAGAAATAGATGAAGAGTATGCTCTTCCCTACATTGTTACTGTGGAAGAGCAATCTAGAACTATTTTAAGTATTAGAAGAAACTATAAGAAAGAAGATAAACAACAACAAAAGATTTCCCATTTTGTCCACTACAGATTTGTTCCTGGATTTGGATTTTATGGGTTTGGCTTGATGCACTTTCTAGGCAACTTAACTATGACTGCAACAGCAGCTATGAGAAGCTTAGTAGACGCAGGTCAATTTGCAAACTTACCAGGAGGATTCAAAGCAAAAGGTGTTAGACTTGTTGGCGATAATGAACCAATAAGTCCTGGTGAATTTAAAGAAATTGAAGCAACTGGAGTAGACCTCAGTAAGGCAATTATTCCTCTCCCCTATAAAGAGCCTTCCTCTACTCTATTTCAGATGCTAGGTTTCGTTACAGCAGCAGGTCAGAAGTTTGCTGATAGCACAGAACAGATTGTTTCTGATGCAGCATCTTATGGTCCTGTTGGAACCACTATGGCTTTATTAGAAGCTTCTAGTAAATTTTTCTCAGCTATACATAAAAGATTACATAAAGCTCAAAGAGATGAGTTTAAAATTCTTGCTCGTATAGATTCAGAATATTTACCTATGGAGTATCCTTATGAGGTACCTTATGCTGAACAAAGTGTGTTTAAGAAAGATTTTGATGGAAGGGTTGATGTAATCCCTGTCTCAGACCCTAACATTCCTTCTAATGCACATAGGATGATGTTAGCCCAAATGGCTCTCCAAATGGCACAACAATCCCCTCCTGGTATGTTTAATATAGAAGCATTAAATAGAACAATTTTAAATGCTGCTAATATGCCAAATATAGAACAGATATTACCTCCTAAAAAAGAACCACAACCTATGGACCCTGTATCTGATATTATGGCAGCAACTAAAGGTATTCCAATAAAAGCATTTGCAGGTCAAAATCATGATGCTCATATCCAAACAAAGATGGCATATTTACAGGACCCACAAAATGGTAAGAATCCTATTATGGCTAGAATTAAACCATTGTTAGAAGCAAATATACAAGAACACTCTGTAATGAAATATCAAGAACAAGTTAATGGTATGACTAGAATGATGATGCAACAAATGCCACCTGAAGCAACACAGAATCCACAAGCTGCAGAACTAGCAATGGCTCAAGCAGCACAACAAGTATTAAATGCTAACTTAGCTGTTGGTCAAGCACAATCACCAGAGCAACAATTAGTTGCATTAGAACAAGCTAAAGTAGAATTAGAAAAAGAAAAACTAAAAGCACAATCAGCAAAGTTCTCTGCAGATGCTGCATTAGAAGCACAAGAGTTAGAATTAAAAGAAGCTAAGCTATTAGCAGACTCAGCAAAAGCAGGACAAGCTGCTATGATGAAAAAAGAAAAAGGTGATTTAGATAGAGCAAGTAAAGAAACTATGAAAGCATTAGATGCTATGACTAAAGCAGCTATTGCAGACCAAAAGACTGAAGTTGATTATGAAAAAATAAAAGCTCAATCATTATCAAAATTAGAAGAATTAAATATTACAGATGATAAAGAAAGAAGTTTAAAGTTAGTTGAAATACTAACTGATTTAATTAAGCATGAAGAAAATATTAATTTAAATCAGTTAAAAAATGAAAGTAACTAGGGATATTTTTGCCTGTCGACTGCCCTAGCAGACATGCCAAGACGACAGGTTAATTTTATTTAAGGAGAATAAATTATGGCAAATAC